AGCTGAGCTGCATCATGATAATGCGCACTACTTTCTCCGTCGAGCAGGTCGGCGTCCAGGCCGGAACCGGCGCCATCGACGGTTTTGATGGCGGCCAGCAGCGCAGCCGCGGCAAAGCTGCCGCAGGAAACCCAGTTCGTACCATCGTGAACCTTGATCTCCCCCGTCGGCACGTTCGAGCCGTCGACCACGACCCACAGCCGCCCCACGTTCAAGTCCGTGACAGCACCCGTGTTCGTCGCATCCGGCACCGGGCTGGTCGGTTCCGTCTCGGAAACCCACACCCGCGCGGAACCCTGCCGATGAGCACCCTGCTCGGCGTTGATGGCACGGTCAAACAGGTGTTCCAGGTTGACCCTTTCCTCAATGGCCTGCCGGGTCTCGACGATGAAGTTGTCCACCTGGCCCACAAGATCGGCACCAGTCGGCTTGATATGAAAGTCGTTATTCCACGTTTTCGCGAATGCCATCGTCTACTCCTTTACCGGCCCTGCGGATAAATCTTGATCTGACCGTTCACGATCTCATCCTGCAAGTCAAACTCGGTCCTCGTCCGTGCCATGAAGTCTTCCAGGTCCCTCTTGGTGGCGTAGGCATCGTTGGACTCCTGAGCCCTTCTAAGACCCCACCACATCACATAGAGCACCAGACCCCAGTGAAACTGAGCCGGCAGCTCCGGTTCGACATCCTTGTCGTTGATCGTGAGCACCTTCGGCCCGCGATGGTACCTGACCGCATAGTCCCGATCTTCCGACGGCCACACGTCCAGCACGAACCCCTTCGGAACCCTATATATCGCGCTCGGTATACCCACCGTGGTCGGTGTCTCCATGAACCGATCCGTTCGCACGGTCTCGTCCAAAATGGTATCCGCAGCCAAATCCAGCACCTGGATCACGTCAATCGGTGCGCCCCGCTCAATCAGGTACGGAATCCCGTACACCACTTCCGGATCATACCCATCCGTCACCGCGGTAAACGCAAACTCCCTCTGGTACATCCGGGCAGTTTCGCCATTCACGAACGTGCCGGTAACCTTTGTCAGCAAAAGCGACGTATCATGCGACCACATCACCAGTCCCGTCGCCCCCGACGTACCGCCCACCACGTATTTACCCACATACAGATTCTGCCCCCCCAGGAGCCCGGACATCACCACGGACCCGCCGCTCACGGAGGACAGCGTGCCGGTGATGCTGTTCGAGCGCATGAAGGTAACGTCTTCCGTGAAGCGGTACCGAATCTGCCTGCCGTTGGGCCACTTCCACATGGCCAGGGCTAGCGCGGCCTCGTTCACGATGCGGACAAAGCGGGCCCATCCGGCACTTCCAGTGTCGATCGTACCGTAGGTCGCACCGTACGGACTCAGGTCCGAAGGTTCACCAAGGGCTTCGTACGCCTCAACGACAATGCGTTCCAGGGTCATTCAAAGTCCTCCTTGCACCCGTTCTTGGAGCAGTACCAGTGACCCTTGATCTTGGTCATCTCGGTCAACGGGAACTCTTCCAAACACGTGTAACACTCGCCCCACCGGCCCCACCGATCGCCCGATTTCGTGGTACCCACCACCGACATGTTCATCATCCACGGCTCATACCCTTCAGGCGCCACCGTGCCGTACGGCAGCCACAACACGTCGTCATTGACGTCGACCCATGAGACCCCAGCGAGCACCTCATCACCGTCCGGCGCTACCAATCCGTCACCAGGAGTACCGCCACTGACGAACAACACGGCATCCCCGTCATCGGGGTCCACAGTGCCGGTCTTCTTCCAGCCGTACAGGAGGAGGCCACCGCCCAAGAGTTTCGTGATTTGCCCCAAAATTCGTTGTTCCACGGCGACCTCCAAGAAAAAACCGGTGGGGCCGGGTTTCTTAGCCCCAAACCCCACCGGTCGCTACTCGACCTCAGCCGCTAAATCAGCTGGCGCCGGCCGAACCGTACATGCCCTTGTAGTCGAAGACCGCGGTCGCGAACCGCATGACGAGCTTGTACATCATGTTGTCCGTGTCGAAGTCGTTGCTCGAAGACATGGTCGGCTTCTTCTTCCAGTAGAACCGGGCATCGTGCTCGTCCGACAGGAGGAACCACGCATTGGCATCGGTCAGGTACCGGGACACGAAGATGTTCCAGCTATCAACCACACCGTTGGCAGGGTTCACACCGTTGAGCATCTCGGAACCGCTGGGCGCGGCCGTAGCCGAACCGATGGTCACGGAGCCGACGTTTCTGGACGTGTAATCCCAGATGCGGCCGGTGGCCTTCAGCAGGTCATTCGCCACCCACTTCAGCTCGGTCGGAATCAGGAGCGTCTTCGGCTTGATCAGCAGGGGCATACCCGCTTCGTCGACCAGGTTGTCGAAGTATTCGAACGCCGCTTCCAGCGTTGACTGCGACAGGTCCACGGCGGCCTTGTTGTCGATCACGGTGCCGGACTTCAGGGTCGCATGGTTGTCCGCGAACACGGCCTTGCTGTCCCACGCGGTGTGGTAGGTCGTGACGAAGCCGTTGTTGAACAGGTTGAAGAAGTTCTGCTCGGCCGCATAGGCCGCGCTCTTCGCCAGGCTGGAAGCCATCTTGCCGGACATGGCAAACAGCTCGTCGGCCGACATTTCCTCGGTCCTCTGGAAGCCGAGGCCGAACTTCACGGTGCTGATCGACTTCTTGTGACCTTCGGCGGGCACATCGTAGCTGATCGCCTCACCTTCGCCCATTGCCCTGAGCTGGCCAAGGCCGGAAATCTCCGCCTCGGTATACGTCTTGCCGTTGGGGAAGTTCGCGATCTTGGCGATCTTGTCGAATTCCTTGGGATAATCGGCGTACTTTCCGTACACCATCTTCGCGATCTCTTTGTCGAACTGGTTCGCGTAAGAGGCGCGGTTCATCGGGCTCGCATAAGCCATACTTTACCTCCTACCTTAGCTCGTGAACGCGGAACCCATAAGGGTCGCAGCAGAATTGAACTGGACGAGCACTTTCTTGTCGCCCACCGCGCCGATATAGCCGATTATGACTACCTTGGCGCCCTTGTTGGTGATCGTTCCGTCAGTCACAACCAGCGGGAAGTCGCTCGACGCCCCGATGAACGTGGTCTGCAGACCGGTCTTCGTGATGTCCGCGTTCGCCTTCGAGTCCGCCACCCACACCTGCCCGGGAACCACCGGAATAACCTGGATATCCACATTGTCCCCGGTAGCCGCTTCCACCGCCACGCCAAACACCAGATCCGCGTCGCCCTGTCCGCCCGTGATCTTGGTCACGTTCGGAACAAGAGCCCCGGAATCGCCTGCCACCAGCTTGACCGGATCACCAATGGCGATCGCAGCCGTAGCCTTGCAGGTAATGGCGGGGGTAGTGCTGGTCAGGCTCTTGTAGAGCTGAAATGCCATACTGTACCTCCGTGGCGGTGTACCCGCCGTTTACTGTTCGTCAGCTTCCGTTTCCGTCCACCGACGTTTATCATCGTCCGTAGCGACAAACCCCTGTGCGCCCGTCCGATTGATATCCCCAACTCCGGCCGATTTCCATGCACCGGCCTTCTCTACGTTCTTCTTGGCAGCGTCCTGCATCCGCTTGTCATAAATCTCCTGCGGTATGCCCATCGCCACCAGTTCCGTCTGTCCCAGCTTGCCGACCTCATGGTGACCAGCTTTCGGACCCAAGAAACTCTTCGCCTCGTCCGCCCCCAGAATCTTGTAGCCCCGCGCCCTGTACGCTTCGATCATGTCCGGCCGGGCCCACCTCACGTGCATCCCTTCCGCACCCTTGATCTTCAGCTTGTCCCTCGCGCTCCCCACCAGATTCCGGTCAACCTGGAACTGCTCGACCAGTTTCGCATGCTCATCGCCGCGCCACGCATCATGCAGTTCCTTCGCCATGCTGTACCTGAGCTTGTTCTCCCTGCTCAGCCCCTCGACCACACTCTGGTCCAACTGAAGGAACTTGTCGGTGTACTCAAACACCAGCACGACCCCTTCCTTGTCGAACCGTACAACATTCTCCACATTCGTATCAATCCCAATAATTTGTTTTCCCACAACATTTTCGCTAACTGGTACATTATTGGTCTTCCCACGCGGCATACGCTTTCCTCCACAAACAAAAATTAACCAGTTTCAACCCGGTTATCGGCCCCCCCCCAGGAGCCAGCGACGTCACTTTATTCGGCCTTTTTCCTTGAGGTGGTAGTAGTAGAACTTGGGGTCTAGGCCCTGCCGATCCGCTTCGTCCACGACCCACTTCGGAACGACTACCTGCCGTTTTCCCCCAGTGGCGGGAGCTGCGGCCCGGGGCTGTCCTGCGGGGCTGAACACGGCGGGCTGGGCCTTAGGCGGGGCTCCGGGCTCGATGCCCATGGACTTGAGGGTAGCGGCGACCTGTGCGGCGACCTGTTCCTGGATGATATCCGTGGTGTGCCGCGAGCGCACGCGTTCAAGGGCGGTCTGGTAGATTCGCGGGTTCTGGGCTTTTTCGATGGGAGACATAATCTGTACTTCACGCTCCACTTCCTCCCCGTACTTGTCGTACACCGCCTTCTGGTCCGAGTTCATGAGCATCATTTCCTTGCTCATGGTCACGCCCTGCTGTATCAGCAAATCCACCAGCGGCCGGATCGCCTCCGACTGCACCTCTTTCTTGATCTCGTCCGTAGCCCGGGCCGGGTCCTCCAGCCACAAGTTATTCAGCCGCGCCTTCCGCTGCTCAGCACTTTCACGAGGCTCCTGGGGGGGCGCGTACTGCGGCTGCACGATAGGTTGCACATTCTGTGACCTACTGAGCACCTCCTGCAGCGAGGCGCCAAGGGCTTTCACGGGATCGTTGCGCTCACGTTCAGCCTTGAGCTGCTCCTCGAAGCCGCGGAGCTGGGCAGCCAGCTCTTCGCGGGACTTGCCAGCCAGCTCGGGCGGGTCAACGGGGGCTCCCTCGGAACCCTCGATGACAAGTTCTTCCTCATCATACGGGTCAATGGGCGTCGGGAATCCCGACGGCGCGCTTTCCAGCGGGTTTCCGCTCAGTTCTTCCAGTTCAGGCATCGACAACCTCCTCTCTGATCAGTTCATCCACAATTTCGTCCAGCAGTTTCTTGGTATCCATCAGGATTTCCCACTTGGCCTGCCAACGGACCAACTCTTCCCTGTCGTGTTCACGGACCAACCGGGCCTGGACCTGCTCCGCCTGCCATACCAGCAGGATTCTGCATGCCCGGACCGATTCCAGGTCCATAATTAGCGTTTCCAACAGCTCCCGGGGCACCAAGTGCTGCTGTTCCAGCCGTGCCACCACCAATTCCGCCTTCCTGCCCACGCTGCGCCTCCTTCATCGCGCTGACCTGTTCGTTCCGGACCTGATCCATCGCGCGCATCTGCACCTTCAAGTGCTCCACGAAGGGAACAAAGTCCTGCGGGTTGCCCACGTCGAAAAATTCCAGCACCCGTTCCGCCAGCATCGTCTGGCCGATGTACATCGAGGTCAACAGTTCCTGCACTTCCGGGCTCTGCGCCAGCTGCGGATTCGCCTTCATGCCCAGGTACTGCAAGGCCGTCTGGCCGTACTGGTTGTACAGCTGGCTGGCCATCAGGAAACTCTGTTTGCGGCTCTCGTCCGTCTTGTTGATGTCCGTCGTGCGCACCGAGAAGCGGAACTTCGTGGGCAGGTCCTCCACGGACATGCTCAACACCCGGTTCACGTTCATCTGGTCTCCTATGTCCAGGAAGCTCAGGTCCATGTGCTTCTTGTTGGCGATCATCTGGTACAGGGCCAGCATGTATACCGTGGACATGCTCTGTTCGGTGTTTTCCAGCAGTGAATTCAAAATACTGTTGGCCTGCCCGGCAAGGAACGTGGTTCCGCTCGCCGTCGCCCCTGAACCCACGATCTTGTCGTTGAAGCCGGCCATGTAGTCGTTTGCCCCGGTAACGCGGTCGGCGTACTCCTTGGCCATCTGTTCGCCCATGAGCGCGCCCTGGCTGATGTCCGGGAAGTCAATCGGTCTGAAATCCGCTCCCGGATCGTCCAGCAGCATCAGCTTGAACGGATAGAACTCCTCGTTCGGCCCGATGCCGGAACCCCTCCGGGCCACGAACATCTTCAGCATCGAAAGCTGCGTTGAATCCAGCCGCATCCGGTGCAGCGCGCTCACTTCTTCCTGCAGACCTTCCACCATCTGGCAGATACCCACGCCGTACAGGCTGTCCGGGTTCTCCAGATAGGTCATCACTTCCACGTCGCGCACGCTCAAGGGGTTGAACTCGGCCCTGAGCAGCGTTCCCGTCGTCGGTTCCACCCATGCGATCACATCCTCAGGGTACCCGTCGCCATCCACGTCCCAAAACACATTGCACTCGTACAGCTCGAACTCTCTATTAGGGTCTCCGCCGCCCAGACTTCCCGCATCAATGCCCGCATTTTCCAGCGACTGGGTCAGATTCTCGTCGTATTCCGTCATCGGCACAGTCAGGACCTTGTCCACGTCCATCAGAAGGCCCTGCGCTTCCATCTGCTTCAGCTCATGGAAGAAGAACCGGTACCTGACCGCGATCCACGGGGCCCTCTGCACGTCTTTCCAGTAGGGCCTCGTAAAGAAGTCTTCCAACCTGATCGGCACTATTGCCGGACCCTTGTGCCGCATGTACGAAACCTGCTGGGTACCCGCCTCGTCGGTCCGCTTGAAGCTCCACTGTTCCACCTTGAACGGCACTTTGACCACCGCCGTGCCAAGGCTCACCAGATCGTACGCAATCTGCTTGAACTTCCTGCGCACATCCAGGCCGTAGCGGTTTTCCGCGAGCGCCTTGAAGAACCGTTCCAGCGAATCCGCGGTTTCCCTCTCATTGGGACTAAGCGGCGTCACGCTCACCGGCGGTTTCTTCACGGCAAAGGCCGCAATCAGCTTCGCAAAGACCGTCTGCACCTTCTGCATCGTCAACGGGGGCTCCACATTGCTGGCCTTGATCCACGGCGTATCCCTTGTCGCGCTATCCGGCACCGCAAGCCGCTGCCTGCGCCACTTTTCCCACCGGGCAACCAGGTCTTCCCTACCCTCATCGCCACGAACGTCCAAAATCTCCGTGGTAATATACTCCGTGAACTTCTTCTTGTCGTCTTCCCCCGTGAAGACCATCATCGGCTGGTACACCGTACCGACTTCCCCCCCAGGAGCCGCCAGGGTGTCGTCCGCCATGATGGCTTCGGGGCTCAGGTCGGTAATTTCGACCGGCTTCGACCGCTGTTTCGCCACGATTCCCTCCTTAGTAGCCGGAAATGGCGCTCACGTTGCGGCGTACCTGCGTGCGGCCGCCTTCGGAGTCGTCATCCTCGTCATCTTCATCGGTCCTGTCCGGGCGGAAGGTCTTGTAGACGGCGATTTTCAGTGCGTCCAACACGTCCATTCGATTGGACGGGAATACCTTCAGCTCGGAAATGACCTTGTCTCCTATGTCTCGACGTACAAATAGTTTACCACGATTAAGAAAAGGTTGCAATATGTTCCTGATGGTGGCTTCCTTGTCACCCAGCGCGGGTACCGGCACGATGCCAAGGTTCTTGCCGCGGAGCTGTTCCTCCTTGCGACCGATCGGAATGAACGCCTTGAAGCCCGCCTGCGCTTCCACGTACACCTGACGCAGCCCGTGACCGTACTTTTCGCGGTAGGAGAAGAGCCAATCGAAAAACCTCGTGGGTTCAACGTAGCCTGCGTCTGCTTCAAGAACCACCACCCGGTCATCAGACCACCGGGCAACTACTACAGTCGCGCTCTTGGACGTCCTTGAGCCTACTTTCTTGGAAGATGCCGCCGGATCGCCCGCTGCCACAACGTCCGCGCTGGACAAAAGCCGCTTCGTACCGTCTTCCCAACGGATTTCGTACGTGTTTTCGGCGTCGTTCCAGGTCATGTCAACCTTGTCGATCACATACTGCGAGAAATCGCCCGGCTTGGCCGCATACGGGTTATTCATGTACTGCGTCTGATACAGCCAGATGTTGGTCTCGGCGATCTTCGCAAGCCCTTCCTTCGAGTACACGTCCGGCCAGATGCTGTCATCACCCTGCAGCGCCGGCCTGTAGTAGGTTACCCACTCGCCGGTCGGGTCGACAGCGTAATCGAGGTCATTCCAGTAACCGATCTGCTCCTTGGTCTGCGTCATGATCGGCTCATACGGGTCATCGATGGCGTAGCGTGTTCCGACCACCAGGACGCGGCTCTCCTTCCACGAGACGACCAGCGTGCGCATGTTCGAGTGCAGCCAGTTGACCATGCGGGCCATGTCGGCACCTGAGACCCGGTCCGCGTTGAGCATGTTCTCGCCCACGATGTCGTCCGCATCGAAGAGGTCCACGTGGATGCCCTGCGTGGAGCCGCCTGCCGTGATGGCCTTCAGGTTCGGCTCGACATAGCGTTTGGTCCTGCTGGCCAAAATCAAATTGGTATCGTCGCGGTTGGCCTTCCGGTGCTCCGGGTAGAGCCACTGGTGGAACTCATTGTCCCTGAAGGTGGCGATCGTGGTGTCCACGAAGCTCTGCGCGCGATCCGCGATCTCCGACGTACACCCGATGCGCAAGTCCGGGTTTCGGACCAGTTCCCACGTATTCGCCCCGTGGCTCGCAACCGTGCTCTTGAACGCGCTTCGCGGCACAAAGAGACCGCCCTTGATGCCCGGTGTTGTCGCGATCCGCTGGCGGAAGTTGCACATGTCCACGTGCAGGCCGTCGTTGAGTTTGTCGTACGGTCCTGCGTAGCCGGCAATGAATTTCAGGTAGAACCACAGCGAAACGTAGCCTGCCTGACGTATGAGTTCGCGGATATGTTCGGAGGTCTGGAAGCCGTTGGCGCTCGTCATCTCCGCAAATAGTTGCTGCAGAATAAGTTGCGGATTCTTGTCCTGGCGAAAGATGGGCGCCTTCTCGTGGTGCGCGATTTCCAGCGACGGCCACGAAATCACACTACACCTTCCAGGGTAGCCTGCCCCCCCAGGAGCCGCGCGGTTGGGGTTGGTCCGTTGATGGTTGGAGTGATGTCGGGCGTGGGCGGTTCCAGGTCGGTGCGAACAAAGGGTCGGCAGATATCGGTAAGTGCCGACGTTTTGCTACAAATTGGAGGCTGCTGCGTTACAATGGAAGTTTCAGGGGTCGTCGGCGTCAATGGTGGTCTCCTGCTCCGGGGCGGAGCGACTGGCCAACTCGGCGAGCTTGGAAGCGCCGGACAGGGCGGACTTGAGGCCGCCTTGGAAGTTCATGATGATCTGGCCGGGGCTGTTGGTCTTGACGGGAGCGTCCTTGCCGAGGGCCTTCATGACCGAGTCCGCGGCGTCCTTGCGCACCTTGGGGTCGATGGTGGAATCGGACATGAGATCGATGTAGACCGACACCGCGAGACGCTCAAGCTGGGGGCGAAGCTGTTCAAATCCGTTCGTGGTTTCGTCGGTCATCTTTTTTCCTTAAAAATCGTCAAAAGGGGCTTGCGCACCACGGACGGGTGATGCTATAGTCTCAAGTACCCCCCCAGGAGCCGGAAACGGTTCTTCAGCCCCGGTCGAAAGATCGGGGTTGTTTTTTTCCATGCGGTCTATCTCGCGGTTGATGTACCACTGGGCCTTGCGCAGGTCTTCCAGCTCGGTGGAAGAGTTCTTCAGCCCGGCCCTGCAGAGGTACTTGACCGCGTTGCCGCGACAGAAATTGAGGTGTTCGGTAATGTCAATTACTTCGACGCCAAAGGCTTTGTAATGCGCAGGGTGGTTGATGTTATCACTCATTTGGAGGACTCCTTGGTGAGAATATAGTCGCGGTACCAGCGGCGGGCGACGTTGACGGAAACGCCAAGGGCTTTGGCGACGGCTTCCTTGCGGCGGACGGGCCAGAGGGCGGAAAGGTGCTTGAGTTGTTCAGGAGTGGGTTCGAGCTGGTGGCCGCCGATGTGGACGGGCTTTTCGGCGTACAGCTGGTCAAGCAGGTCCGGGTCCATAAAGTCTCCTTCTAAATGGGTTGTGCGTGTGACGCAGCAAACGTGGGATTCAGGATATGCCGAGTCCATGTGTAGTCTCCATTTTCGTGGACATTGAAGCTCACGAAGCCGTAGGTGATGGTCTTGGACATGCGCTTGGCGCCGTATTTGGTCCAGCCCTGGAGGGCCGGTGTCACGATGGCCAGGCTGTCCTCGTCGCCGACGTAGACGTGCTTGTGCAGATGCGAGCGGATGATGACGTTGGCACGGGGCTGGAGCCGTTTCTCGGCCCACAGAAGGTTCCAGACGGCATCACGGGTCAAGGAGGGAGGCACCCCCCCAGGAACCGAGGAGCTCCCGATGTGGTGCTTGATGTCGAAGGTGGTCGGGCCGTAGGTGAGCCAGGCGTGGTCTTCGGCGCGGACGCCGAGCTTCTCGGCAAGGACGTCTTCCCAGTCCTCCTCTTCGCCGGTATGGCTAGGTGTGCCGCGGACGATGGTGACGGTGGCCGGATCGCAGAAGTCGATGATGGCCTTGGCGATGTTGACCTGGGCGTTGCGGTCGGCCGTGAGAAGTTCCGTGGCGCCGGAACGGTAGCCCTTGCCTTCAATGGCGTCGCCGTTGTAGACGAGGTGGTCGATGGGGCCGAGGCGTTTGATCGCGGAGGCGAACCAGCCCCAGGTGTGCGTCTGCCATTCGTAGGCTTTTTCGTGGAAGCGGGACAGCGAACATTCGGAGGGCTGCAGCTGATATTCTGGGCTGCACAATCCGAACATGTGACCCGCATGGCCATCGGAAAGAAAAACGACGTTTTTCGTGGGACGTGCCCCCCCAGGAGCCGATGGTGTGTGCATGGTTTCTTCCTTTATTCGGTCGGCGGCTGCTCGCCGGGTTCGAGGAGGGCGAGGCAGTCGTCCAGGGAAACGAGGATGACGGGGGTATTCTGGTGCCACGTCACGTGGGTGCCGGCGTGGAGGCCGACGAGGACCAGCTGGCCGGGGCTGCAAATGGCGGCGGCTTCGGGCCCGGTGGCGAGGATGTCGCCCCACTGGGTGATTTGCTGGGCGTTGGCGGGGATGATGATTCCGGAGGCGGTCTGTTGGATTCCGGGACGGAGGTGGACCAGGAGAAGGTTGCCAGTGGGGTGGATGGTCGAGAGTTCAGGGCTCATGGGGTGTCTCCTTCGGGGGTGGTGACTTCGGGAACCTGGG